GTTTACTCGGATTCATTTCCGACAAATAATATACATAATAATACCATACATAAGAGAGAGGCAAACGCACTCGAATTTTTGGAACAAAATTTCCCTTCAAGATTTGAAAAATTCATGATGGAATACAAGACGAAAATCGGAAACGATTTTCAGGCATTGGCAGCCGATTTTAATTGTAAGGTTGTGGAGGAAGGTTTGGAGTGGGACGGTAATAAACTTTTTGCAAGGCTTACCCGATTAACCAACAACTGGATCAGGAATAATTTTAGCAAACAAGGGCAAAGCCAAACAGCGAACACACCGGAACAAATTAATAACCCAACCTACCGAAGAAACATCGTATGAATCCAGAAACTAACTATCAGAGAAAACCGGTTGACAAAACAAGCATTATAAACCTGGCACAGGGTAAAGTACCGCCGCAGGCAATCGATCTTGAAGAAGCGGTTTTGGGTGCAATGCTTATTGATGCTTCTGGTTGCGATGAATGTTTATCGATCATCAAAACATCGAACGTGTTTTACAAAGAAAGCCACTGTTTGATATTCGAAGCTATCGCTTCACTCTACGATGCGGGGCAGGGTGTAGATATCCTTACGGTGTCGCAACGCCTTAAGTCGGATGCTAAACTGGAACTGGCTGGCGGTGATTACTACCTGATCCAGCTAACGCAAAAGATATCGTCATCGGCGCATATCGAATACCATAGCCGAATACTGTTGCAGTACTTCATCAAGCGTATGGCAATACTGGAATCGTCTAAAATTTTAAGCGTGGCGTACGACAATGACAAGGATAGTTTGGAACTGCTGCAGGAAATGGGTGCAGCGGTTGACAGAATAGGCGAAATAGCTTTAAGCGGACGTAAGTCGCAATCGTATTCACAGGCCCTTGATGTGGTTGAAAAGCGTATTGAGTTCTTAACGCACAAGGAAGAAGAAGAAATGACAGGTGTGCATACAGGCTTTAAAAAACTGAACCTTATGACAGGCGGTTATCAGGAAGGGGAATTGATTATTGTGGCAGCCCGTCCCGGTATGGGAAAAACCGCTTATGTGCTTAAAACGGTTATGGAGGTTGTAAAGTTTAACGAAGCTGTTGGTTTTATATCGCTTGAAATGAGTAGTTACCAACTGGCAGCGCGTACCGTAGCCATTGATACTAACTTCCATCTGACACAGATCACTAAGAAGGGATTTGAGAAACCTGAATACTTTACCACGTTCGCAAAGCATAAACACCGCATGAAGGATTACCCGCTTTACATTGATGATAGCGCGGCCTGTGATGTTAGGGATATTGTTTCTACAGCGCGTACATGGAAGCGTAAGCATGATATAAAGATTCTGATTGTAGATTACCTGCAACTGATGGGTGATGCTACTAAGGGTAATCACCGTGAGCAGGAAATAAGTTCGATATCCCGTAAGATGAAGCTATTGGCTAAGGAGTTAGCTATACCTGTGATCGTTCTTTCGCAGCTTTCACGTGAAGTAGAGAAACGTCCGGGTAAACGTCCGATGTTGTCTGACTTAAGGGAATCAGGGGCTATCGAGCAGGATGCCGATATCGTGCAGTTTATCTTCCGTGCTGATTACTATGGCTTAGAGGTAGATCCGGACATTGAAGCACAAGGCGCGAACACTGAGATAAACTTTGCTAAGTACCGTGGTGGTGCACCGTTTACCGCTGGGTTGTCGTGGGTGGGTGATAAGACTAAGTTCATGGATCCTGAAGATAATGTACTGTACCAGGAAGAAGAAGCGGCACGCATGGTTGCTATACAGCAGAAGCCCCTGCCTACTCCTACCCCTGCACAAGCGTTTGGTCCTATTGCTACAAGTAATGAGAATTGGAGTATTGAAGATAAGAGTAAACCTAAAGGCGATGTGCCTTTTTAAAATAGAGAGTTATGGGAGTAAAGATATTTCATGTTGAGTATGATGGGTACATTGATACCGTAGTTGCTAATGACGAGGTTGAAGCTATTGCGTGTTGTGTTGAAGATACTTTGTATAACGAAAGTGATATTACCTCGGTAGTTGAAATTCCTGAATCGGATTGGGATAACTACAAGATTAATATCTGGGAAGATAACGATTATACTAAAGAACCTTATGAGGTAACATACAGGGAGGAAGTAATGACTGTGGGTCCTGGTTATATTATGGCTTCTACTAACCCTGATTGGACGGACTAATGGCAAACGCACCAAAGAAAGTAAAGCGACCGTGGATACAGGAACGTAAGCCGTTTGATCGTGTCCGCACCCGTGATGACTTTGATTACAACGGAAGGCAATGGCGTAACCTGCGTGAAACTTTCCTTAATGCACAACCGCTGTGCGTGCAGTGTACAGCTAACGGCTTAGTGGTTGAGGCTACTGTTGCCGATCACATAGTACAGGTTAAGCACGGCGGTGAAGGTTATGATGTAGCTAACCTACAGCCTTTGTGTAAGCCTTGCCACGATGCAAAATCGGGTAGAGAACGACACGCAGGGGGTATGGGGTCAAATCGCTAGAAAGTGCGTCCGCTGTACATCGCTGTTCAGCTTGAATTTTACTCGGTAGATATTTTTAAGGGGGGGGTAGAGTGTTAGGATATTGGTAATTGTAAATGTTTGAATTATGAAAGATGGAAATATGACAGTAGCGCACATCGGGAAAGGTAAAGACACCCTTTCTGAAGTACCGGCAGCACCAAAGCATTTGAGTGCCGCTGCTAAAAAAGGTTATAAAATGATGGGCCAATGGCTATGCAATGCCGACCGACTAAAAACCTACTTCCTGCCCCTGTTGGAAATTTTCGCAGAGGCTTATGCAGAATGGGAATGGTCGTGTAACGAGATTAACCGCAAAAATAAACACAGGATGGGCAGCGGTTACATACAGGTTTTTGCAACTGGCGCAACCAACATAACCGGCGAAATGTCTGTGCGTAAAAACGCAGCATCTGCCATGTGGCAATGTGCAAAACAATTTGGGCTTGACCCTAAAAGCGAAAAGGAACTGAAAGGCGCAATAGACAACGCTCAAACAGCCTTTGATTTTGATTCTTACCTAGCAGCGAAATAATAAACCAAAACACACCTATGCCCC